GAAGCCGCTGCGATGGGGGCGTTGCAGTTGGCACAGTTGATGGATCAATCAATCAAAGGACTTGGCTGATGGCTGAAACCCGCGAAGAATACAACGCTGAACTTCGGCGTATATCCAGTGCAATCAGCCAAGCTGATCGTACTTTGCGTACTTCACCGCAGTTTTCTGCTGAAGCAACTGCCGCTATCACAGCCCGCCAAGAAGCCGTAAAACAGTATGTCGACACACTTATCAAGATGGTGTCATCTGTCGGTGTCTACGGCAAGGACCTGAAGCCGAACTATAAGGTCCCTGCGTCTTTGTCCAATCTCGCTAAGGAGTTGGCAAAGGAAACTGTGTCAGAAACTGTTGTGTCGGGCGTGGCCGCCCAGGTTGTTGCCAAGAACAGCAGTGCCGTAAATCAGCCGAATCCGTTGACGAACTTTTGGTTGGTGTCTAAGCCGACAGCAGGAACGGCTGAAACAAAGAAAGAATCCCCTACTGGCCCGACAGGTCCAACTGAGCCAACCACTCCCGGTGGTGCAACAGGTGGCGGTGTCAAAACCGGTGCAGGCACGAAAACGCCGACAACGAAACTGCCTGCCAACTGGGAAAACAAGTTCCGTGAAATGTTCCCCTCGCAGGCATGGCTGCTGGACATTGACCGCACCAAATACCCTGATGTCGCCAAACTTCTCCAAAAGGGTGTTATCAACCGCTCATGGGAAACCCCCGAATCACAGGCCCGGTTCGTTGCAGAGTTCAACAACACCACGTTCTACAAGGAACTGGCAACCACCGGCAAGGTTCGCGCCATCAAACAGTTGATCGGTGACGCAGGGTTCGACTCCACACCGTTCAACGCTTTCGTCACGAAAGCCATGAACCTCGGCTGGGAAGGCGACACCCTCAAGTTCGAGGCGTACCGGGAAGTGTTCCGCAAGGACGACACCGGAAACCTTGTCAACCCGACCGCTGTGCAACGAGTCCAAAAGTCCAACGACTATCTCAGTGTCGCAGGAATCGGGAAGGCATACTTCAACCAGGTTTCTGATGACACCGTACAGAAAACCCTGACAGGTGACATGACTGTTGATGATGTGCAACGTCAGCAGCGCGAAATCACAAAAGCCCGTTACGCGCACCTGTCCCCGCTGATTGACCAGGGGCTGACAATGGATGACATTGCGGCATCGTTCAGGACACAGGCAGCACAGTTGCTGGAAGTTGATCCGAACACGATTGACATGAGCCGAGCCGATTATGAGGTTGCAATGAACTTCGGTGAGGAAGGCAAGAAGCGTGTGATGACGAACGGGGAGTGGCAGAAACTTCTCCGAACCGATGCACGATACGGTTGGGATAAGACGGAGAACGCAAAGTCTGAGGCTCGACGGTTGGCTAACACTATTTCCCAAGCTTTCGGGAGGGTCATCTAATGGCTGATGTAACTGATTCCGCGTTCGGCATCATCCGCAAAACCCTAGAGTTTTACGGTTTGACTGACCAGGCTTTCCTTACTGAAGTGCAACGCCTGTGGACCGCCGAAGAAATCAGCGACGAGGACGACATCAACAGCATCGGTCGCCGCCTTGCCGACACCGAAGCGTTCAAGAAGCGGTTCCCCGCCAACGAACTGTTGAAACAGCGCGGCCAGCAACAGTTCACCGTGTCCCAGTACCTGACCCTTGAATCCGACTACAAGCGGGTGTTGCAGTCACGCGGGATGCCGACCGGGTTCTACGACGACCCAACCGACTTCCAAAACTTCATCGCCCAAGATGTTTCCGTGGAGGAACTGGCGGGCCGTATCGACCAGGGCTATCAGGCTGTCCGCAACGCCCCCGCCAACGTCGTCAACGAGTTCAAGCGTTTGTACGGTGTCAGCGAAGGAGACCTTGCCGCCTACTTCATTGACCCGGACCGCGCCCGCCCAACCTTCGACCGGTACGAAGCGGAACGGCAGGCCCGATCCGCAGCGATTTCCGCACAGGCCCAGCAGCAGGCACAAATCCAGTTGCAGACACAGGAAGCCGAAGCTCTTGCCCGTGCAGGTGTTACCGCTGAGCAAGCCCAGGCAGGGTTCACCAGCATCACCGAAAGTCAAGGACTGTTCGAGGCACAGATGGCAGGCGAAGAAGCCGTCACCCGTGAAGAACAAATCGGGGCCACATTCGGCACTAACGCCCAAGCCCGCAAAGCCATTGAAGCCCGCCGCCGCAGACGGCAAGCAGAGTTCCAGGCAGGCGGCGGATTCGCCGGACAAGGCCAAGCCACCGCAACCGGTTTGACCACCGTAGGCGAATGACCTGCGAAAACTGCGAAGCCACATTCGACCCGATCGCCTGCCGATGGCGATGCCCCGCCTGCGGATACAAAGCACACTGCTGCGAAGGTGCTTGCAACAATTAGCATCCTAGTAGCGCACAGCATCAAAGTTATGTAACAATGCTCGTGAGGCCGCAGGCTGGACTCACAGGGCGACCCCCGACCCTGTGACGACAACAGGGGTGTAACAACAAGTAGCCACCAGGTTTCCTCCAAGCCTGGTGTGGACACAAGGAGTGTGCCAATGTCAGATTTCGCAGACGAGTTCTACGAGGACGACGATCAGCCCGAACCGCGCAAGGACCCAGTCCGAGCAAGGCTCAAGCAACTGGAAAAGCAAAACGCTGAACTGCTCAAGCAAATTGAGCAGGCCAACGAAGCCCAAAAGAAACTGACCTTCATGGAAGCTGGCATCAACGTCAGCGACCCGAAGTTCAAGTATTTCGTCAAGGGCTACGACGGCGAATACAGCGCAGACGCAATCCGGCAGGCAGCTGAAGAAGCACAGTTGATTGCACCCCAGGGTCAGGTCCCACAGGAAGACCGGGCAGCGTGGTCACAGTCCAACAGGATTGCGGCAGGCGCAGAGTCCGCTCCCGAAGGCCCATCTTGGGCGAAGCGAATCAACGATGCCGGGTCCGAAGCAGAACTGATGGCGATCTTTGCAGAGGCGCAAGCCCAGGGCATCGAACTGGGCTAAACCAATTCAACCCTCAACCCTGTAAAGGAACCCCAAAATGGCTGATTACTACGCAGCAGAAACGGGTACAGCGAATCTCACGGTCGACCAGGTCGCCTTCGAGAAGCTCGCGTACTTCGCACTTCGTCCCGAGATGTACTACGACCAGTTCGCAGATGTCCAGGCAACCAACGCAACGAACCCCGGTGCGTCCATCAAGTTCACCATCTTCAACGACCTCGCCGCCGCGACCACGGAACTCGGTGAGGCTGAGGATGTCACCCCTGTCGCGATGAGCGACAGCCAGGTCACGGTGACCCTGAGGGAGTACGGCAACGCAACGGTCACGACCGCCAAGCTCCGTGCCTCGTCCTTCCTGCCGGTGGACCCGGTGGCGGCGAACGCGGTCGGCTACAACGCTGGTCTGTCCATCGACACCATCTGTCGTACCGTCCTGGAGGCTGGCGACAACGTCATCTACGCAACGGGTGGCGCAACCGACCCGTCGAGCCGTACCACGGTCAACTCGGATGACACCCTTGCGTCGAACGATGTTCGTCGTGTCGTTGCCCAGCTCCGCGGAGCGAACGTCCCGACCATCGGCGGTTCGTACGTCGGTTTCATCCACCCGGATGTTTCCTACGACTTCCGTTCGGCAACGGACGCAGCAGCGTGGCGTACCCCGGCGAACTACGTGAACCCGGAGGGCATCTACAACGGTGAGATCGGAATGTTCGAGGGTGTCCGCTTCATGGAGTCCCCCCGCGCCCCGCTGTTCGCCAATGCGTCGAACAACTCGGGTTCGGCTGGCACCATCGATGTGTACGGCACCCTGATCATGGGCCGTCAGGCTCTCGCCAAGGGTGTGTCCCTCGGCGGTGAGTACGGTTCGCAGCCGACCATCGTGTACGGCACGGTCACTGACCTGCTGAAGCGTTTCCGTCCGGTGGGCTGGAAGCACTTCGTGGGTTACGGCGTGTTCCGTCAGGAGGCTCTGCGCCGCATCGAGTCCGCGTCGTCGATCGGCACGAACGCCTAATTTGCCGTTCCCCGGTTTGGGAACGATGGGCAGGTCCCCCCGCGCAAGCGGGGGGCCAACCTGCTAAGTTCGCTTTATCAGCCATCTAACAAAGGAAAGTCATGGCAGCAAAGAAGATGCCCGCAAAGAAGGCAATGCCCGCAAAGAAGGCAACCTCGTCTTCCGGTGGCGCAAAAATTGACCGTCGTGTTGTTCGCCCTGCTGGTGCTGGCATGAGCAAAGATGAGGTTTACAACCGCGCCTCCGCTGCTCAAAAGAAAGCAATGAAGAGCAACGAGTATGGCCCTGTTGCCCGTTCGGAGAAGCGTCGTCGTGGCGTTTCTGACGAGCAAATCACTGCGTCGGAAGCAAGAAGCATCCGCATGGGGGAAACTGCGTTCAAGAAGGAAGCAACCCGTCTTGGTCGTCCTTCTCTCAAGCCTGCTTCCTATAAGGTCACTCCGACCGGTAAAAACAACCGCACGAAGAAGAAGTAATTCTGATGGCGACTTTCAGGCCGCCAACAGACCTATTCGTATCGTTTGATGATGGCTCCGAGGGAATCTTCCGCTACCTGAAGAATTTCCCTCGGGGCCGAAACGTGTACAAACTTACTGATGGCTCCTTCACAGAAAACCAGCCAGGGGACATGAGCCGGGTTGAAAAGATTTACCACGGCGGACACATCCACGAGATAACCGCTGATGAGGAAACCGATTTGATTGCGGCAGGATACGAGGATTACATAACGTGAAACACGCGGAGACACATCCGTCGCTGGATGTTGAGGGGTGCTTCGGTTGCCGGGTTGCTGGTATTTCGTTCGGGGCTAATTCAACAACAACGAGGGGTGCCAGGGTTGCTGAGACGAATCGGACAGCGAAGAACTGGGATAAGGATATGCCTGCCTATAGGCGGTTGAGGCGGAATGGTTTGCAGCCTCGTGGGATTGATGGGGCTGCCGCGTTGGAGGCTAGGGCTGACACTGCTGCCCAGGTTGAGGGTCGTGTTGATGTTGAGAAGTTGGTCGCTCGGGGTGTTGCGGAGTGAATGTCCAGTCGTGGACTGGGTATGACGATTCCCGGTTTGGTTATGGGGCCATGTTCCACGGTTTCAAGGAGGTGTTACCGAAGTCGGTGACGCTGGATTCGAGGGGGTCTGTGAATGTTCATATGTCTGTCCCGAATGTTTGTAAGGGGTGGTTTGTAGGGCAGCATCGGGTTGTCTTTACGATGTGGGAGACAGATGTTTTGCCTGCCGATTTCCGTAATTGGTTGGGGGAATATGACCAGGTGCTTGTGCCGTGTGAGCATAATGTTGAGTTGTTTTCGCAGCATCACCGGGATGTGTCGTTTGTCACATTGGGGGTGGATAGGAAGGTGTGGTCGCCTCGGGTTCGCCCGGAGGGGGAGGTGTTTCGGTTCGCTGCCGGTGGTTCGTTGTGGAGGCGTAAAGGGCTGGACATCGCAGTCGAAGCGTTCAACCGTTTAAAATTACATAACGCAGAACTACACATCAAAGCCGCACCCCACGCGCAAGACACCCCCACCCGCAACCCCGGCCCCAACATTCACCTCCACCGCAACTGGATGACCCTCCCCGAAACCGTCGACTGGTTCCACCAAGCCGACTGTTACATCGCAGCCAGCCGAGGCGAAGGATTCGGTCTCATGCCCCTACAAGCCATAG